GATAGATTCGAAATACTGCAGCGTCATCATCGACCGGATGCGGAAGCTCGACCCGAACATCACGATAAAGCGAAACGGGGAACTTTATGAAAAAAAGACACCATGACGTTTTGCGGTGCATATAAAAGCAGGTGATTAGAATGGCAAGGCCAAGAAAAGAAATAGACTTCGAGCTTGCGGAAAAGCTCGCGCAAATACATTGCACGCAGGAAGAAATCGCGTCCGTGCTCGGAATGTCTGTTGACACACTCCAGCGAAGCAAAAGGTTTAACGAGCTATATA